GGCTGCTCCGGATCTGCTCCTTCAGCTCTTCAGCGTCAACCTGCTGGAGGAGGTCTCCAACGTCGACACCAAGCTGCTCCGCGATACGTGGCTTCACCTCGTCCGGGGTAACCTCCGGCTCCGCCTCGAAGTGGCGACGCAGCACCGTGGAGGCGCGCTCCTGGAGCCGGATGTCCTTCTCCAGCTCACCGGCTCGACGGCTCAGGTCCTTGGCTTCGTTGGTCCTACCTCCGAGCCGGCGGGACTCGACCCGCATGCTGCTGACCTCTTGGCGGTTCAGGTCGATGTCGGTCTCCAGGCGACGAACACCCTCATCCGGACTGATCTCTCCAGTCCCGACTCCGATAGCGACCTCTTCCACGCTGCGCTGGGCTGCGGTCTCCGGGACGAAGCCGGGGAACTCGCTGTCCCATTTGTCCTGGAAGGAGTTGATCCGGTCCGGTGCCGTGATCGGCTGCTGGGCCACCGGGCTCTGGATCTCCGGCTCCGGCTCACGCTCCACCGTGGCCTTGGAGAGCTGGACCCGCTCCTTGTCCCGGCCGGTCCCCCGAACCATGGCCAGGCCAGGACGGACCACCCGGATCCGTTCACCTTCGGCCGGAGTGTCGCCAGCGATGCCCTGGTGTGCACGGGGGTTGAAGCCGGTGACCTGGCCGACGTCCTGGTCCCGTGTAACCCCAGCTGCTCGCAGGTTGCCGTCGAGCGTTTCGAGCAGCCGGCCCCTGTCGTTGACGTTGCTGAGGATGTCGTCCCGGACCGAGTCAGGGATGTTGTTGCGGCGGGCCTCCTGCGTGATCAGCTTGGTGATCGTGTCTGGGTCGTTCTCATCTCCGATGCTCTGGTAGATGCGGGCGCCGAAGTTCCCGAACTTGCGACCCTCGTCAATGTCTGCCTGCCGTGCCCGTGCCGCCACCGTCTCCGGTGGCTCAGCCTGCGGTACGACCTCTTGCACCTGACGGATGTGGGCCTTGAGCCGCTCCTTGCTCCAGGATGGACGGGCGCCACCGATGTTGTTCTCGTCAGCGAACCGGAGCAGGTCATTCTTCGTCATCTTGTCGATGTCAGGGGTGCCAGCTTCAGGTGCCGCTGGGGTCGCCGCTTCCACCCGCTCCACGGCGGCGTCAACCTCACGCCGCTCTTCGGGGGTCATGTCGTTGAGGATGTCCTGGCGGGCAGGCTCGGGGATGCGCTCCAGGAGGGCGACGGCGACTCGATCCTCCACAGATGGGGTGCCGGCCTCTTCGGAGGGTGGCGCGTTCAGCCGCTCCTTCAGCTCAGCCTTAGTGCCAGAGACCTTGAGGCCACGTTCCCTCGCCGCAGCCTTCAGCTCAGGCAGCGTCATCTGGTCGAACGGGCTCACCTCAGGTGCCGAACGGAGCCGGTCCTTCAGGTCGGCCTTGGTGCCAGAGACCTTCAACCCGCGAGCCCGAGCTGCTTCCTTCAGCTCCGCCAGCGTCATCTGGTCGATGTCAGTGACATCCCGCTCCGCCTTGGCTGCCTTGGCCCCCTTCTTTGCTGGAGCCCGGCCGCCGGCAACGTTGGCCGCGTTCTCGTACTTGTCGGCCAGATTGTTGAGCTTGCGGCTCTCAGTGTTGAAGTCTTCCTTGTCCAGTTCATCCAGCGCGTCGGCCCGGTCCCGCAGCGAGAAGGAACGGTTCATCAGGGTCTGCTTGGCGTCAGCCGGAGTGATCTTGCCATCGGCAAGGTCCTGCTTGATGGCGCGCAGCAGCCCGCCATCCTGGCCAGGAATGTCCGGGACGGCTTCGTCGACCCGCTTGGCTCGGGCAGCACCCGACGCCTTACGGGCCACTGCCGCCTTGGTCGGTGGCCGGGCTGCCTTCTCCGGGGCCGCCTTCTTCTCGGGGGCTGCCTTCTTGGCGACCTTCTTCGCAGCCTTCGCTGGCTCCGCCTTCTTCGGCACGGCCATCTTGCTCGGGAGAGCTGAGGCGCCTTTATCGCGCTCACGTCGGGCCTGAGCGATCTCCTCCGCCCGCTGCGTCCTGATCTGCTCGGGAGTCAGCTCACCCCCAGTTGGCGCTCCACGCCGACGTGTTGGCGTGACATCCTGCGGCGGGATCTCGCCGATGATGTCCGCCATCTGGGCAGCTTCCTCGCGGGTCATGCCCTCGGGGGCGGCCTTCGTGGGAGCAGCCTTCTTCGCAGCCTTCGCTGGTGCCGCCGCCTTCTTCGCGGCCTTGGTCGGTGCCGCCTTCTTCGCAGCCTTCGCTGGTGCGCGACCCTCCATCTGGTCCACCAGGCCTTGCAGCCGCTGGTGTTCGTCGTTGTCCGGGTTGAAGCGCCCCTGAGTCTTCAGGCTCTGCACCCTGTTCCGGACAGCTTGCTGCTGCTCCTCGGTCAGGCCCGTCGCACGGGTGGCGCCCTGACTGCTGGGGGTCCGCTTCTGCGGAGCCGCTGGGGCTTCTGGTGCAGCCGGCGCCTCTGCCTGGCGACGCGGCGTCTGGAAGTTCTCGGCGATGGCGTCGGCCAGCTGCTCCTGGGCCGCGATGTCGCGCTCCAGCTCCGCATCGCCATCCGGGTCAGCGGCGAGCCGGCGCTTGTTCACGTCGATGTCTGCGTCCAGCTCCCGCAGGGCGTCGGCCGGGTCCCTCTTCCCGCTGACGACCCCCTGATAGGCGGCGTTCCACTCCTTGCGGCGTGGACCGGCGGACGGGGCAGGCAGGTCCTGCACGGCCTCCTTGAAGTCCTGGCCACGGATCGGTGTCTCGGGGGCAGCGGCGGGTGCCTGTTCCGGAGCGGGGGTGGCGGGTGTGGGACTCGGGGCGCCGGGCGCACCGATGGCCTCACGCTGCAACGGTTCCTGACGCTCTGGCACACCACCGGTTGGCTGGACCTGACGTACCGGGCCGCTCGGCTCTCCTCGCCGGATGACCACGTCCTGGGTGGCCTGCTCCAGTGGGGGACGACCCCGGTCCATCCGCTGGGCGCGCAGCTGCGTCATCTGCTGGACGCCGGCCTCACGCTCCTGGGTGCTCGGAGCGGCTCCACCGGGTTCGCTAACCGTCGTAGTCCGGCGACCGCTCGGCGGTTGCATCGCCACGGCCATGACGTTCCAGCCGCCACGACCGTCAGGTTCCACCTTGGTGACCTGCAACGGCTGGTCACGGTCCAGGATGACCTGCGGGTCGTTGACGTTGCGGCCCGGCACCATCATCTTGGTGCCCTTGGGGGTGGCGATGGCCAGTGTGATCGGGTCACTGCCGATGGGGCCACCAAGGTTGCCGGAGCTGTAGCCCTTGTCCTGTAGAACGGTGCCGGTCAGGTCTTCAACACCACCGTCTTCCAGGTTCATCGTCTCGGCAGTCAGGCCCAGCGACTCGGGCTTGACCTTGCGATAGACGACCAGGTCCTCTTCGGAGTCGAAGGAGGACCGGTCGTACATGTCCACGAACTTCTTCGTGGAGGCGTCCATCTGCCCAGCGCGCAGGGACTGGTTGGTGGCGCCGAAGTCGGCGGAGAGACGCTGCTGGTCACGGAAGCGGCGCGCTCCCAGCTTGGCGTTCATGTTGAACGCGGACTGGGAGGCGGCCGATTGTGACGGGTACTGGCGAGGGCTGAAGGCGCCCAGGACGGCCATGATCTTGTCCACGGCGCCCTTGGGCAGCGACCACTTCTTGCGGAAGCGCCCACGCCGGTCACGCGGGTGGAGGAGTTCCTCCCGCGTGCCCCAGCTACCCGTACCGACAGCCATCGTCGTCTCCTGTTGTGGTTACTGAACCGGTGGCTGTACTGGTACCTGTTCCTGTGCTGATGGTGCCTGCTGTGCTACCTCAGACTCAGCGTCGGCTTCCTCGAAGTCTGGGGCGTCCTCCACCTCACCCTCGTCACGGGTGACCGTGTACTGGGCATCGGCGTTCATGGCGACCAGTTCAGCTTCGGCTGGGTTCGCTACCGGAGCACCAGGTGCAGTAGGAGCGCCAGCAGCGGGGGCGCCAGGACCAGCAGCGACAGGAGCCGCTGCCTTGACCGGCTTGGACCACGGGTCCGTGGAGGCGGCGACGATGGAGTCGAAGCGTCTGACCCGGTCCCGCTGAGCGTAGATCTCCTCATCCTCCAGGATGTCGGCCAGTCGCTGGGCTCGTTCACTTTGATCCACCACCTCGGTGACCGATGCGGTCATCGCCTGCACGATGCTGGTAACCGGCACACGCTCGCGTTCATCCATCCAAGGCTCCTCGTGATACACGGATCCAGCAGCCACAAGCGACCACTGGCCATCTGCCTCCATCGAGTAAACCGGGAAGGCGGGCGCATTCACGGCAAGCGCGGCCGTCAGTTCAAGGTGTCCCTGCTGACGTCGCCAGTCCCCGGACAGCGGGGAGCGGCGAAGCTTAGCCACCAGCCGTGCGTTCGCCTCGGGCACCATAGCCCCGGCCACCCAGATCCCGAACTCGTCCTCGCCAGCGCGGATCACGGCCGCCTCGGCGCCCGTGTGTGCGTAATGGTCCACGGCGGCGGAGTATCCAAGTCGGACATCGGCGTGGTTCGTGTTCGTGACGATCTTGCCGACCTGTACCGTGTCGCCCTCAGCTGTCACCACGCTGCCGAGGTGGAACGGGGCGTACTGCTGGTGCGATCGAGGCGCCATCACACACTCACGCATGGCGATGTCGCGGTGGCACTCACCCCAGGCGGCCAGGTGACCGTAGACCTGCCCATCGTCGGTAACGGTCAATGGCGTCTTCTTCGGTAGACGCGGGTTCTCAAACCAGAGGGCAGGTGGGGTCAGCGGGAAGCCAGTGTCACTGAGGGCGTACTCATCCTGGTCCATGCTTGCCTCATCACTGATCTCGATGCCATGCTTCTTCGCCGCTGCCTTGATCTTCGCCTTGATAGCGGCGAGCTGCTTGGCGTCGTAGAAGTCAGCATTCTCAGGTACGTTGATGTATGCCCACGCGGCACGGATGTGCTTGGGCGTGTCGATCGGGTAGCGCTTCTGGTTGTTGCGGTAGCCGGGGTCCGCATACTCCACGTCCCCGTACGGCTCCTTGGTTTCTGTGGCATATGCGTCAACAGACATCTGGACTCCTGGCTCTGCGGACCGGTCCCATGGGGCTCGGATGCTTTGATCCGCGAACTCGTCAGCCATCACCGAGTAGATCTCGGAGATCACGTTACGGAGTTCACTCTTGTCCTGATCGGGGATATTCGGCAGGCCACCATGTGCCCCCGAGATCAGGGCGGCGGCAGCGTAGATGGCGTGGTAGATCAGGGTCAGGTTGCCGTTGATGACATCCCCGACCGGTAGCCGGTAGGAGGTGGGATCGGACGGGTTCGCCTGTGGGTCGTAGTACATGAACGCCTGACGCATGCGCTCGGTGTCCTGGCCGCCGTTGGCCCAGGCGGTGATCCGCTTGACGGCGTCATCGTTGTCGAACACGGAGTCCCGCATCGCCAGCGGGAGACCCTTCCAGCCATTCGGGTTCACGGCCGCCGTCAACGCATGGTCACAGCCGCAGTCCTCCTCATCGTCGTCGAGGAAGTCCATGACCATGTCCATGTCGTCGTCTGGCCACTCGCCATCGTCGCTGAGCAGGTACAGCTGCATGCCACTGAAGGCAGAGATCGGGACAGCTGTAACTCCCCCGATGGTGAACTCGGAGGTGTGTTCGAACCCGTTCTCCGGGTTCACAGTCACGACCACCCGACCGCCAGGGTCGACACTGGCTCCGAGCACGCCTTGGTTCATGACGTACCGGGCCTTCTTCGCGTCCGGGATGATGTCCTCGTCGAAGAAGTCACCCCACCCGTAGGCGGTCTCCAGTCCACCCTCGTTCGGGCCGTAGCTCAGGCCAAGGACCCGGCCCACAGTCACAGCGCCCGCATGTCCCTGCATCGACTGGTGTTCCCGCCAGTCGAAGGGCAGTGGCAGCATCCGGTGCCGCAGGGCGCCCATCTCGAAGATGCGGGTCCGGCGCGGCTCCGATGTGGGGCGACCGATGGCAGCGACCGGTCCGGCCCACATGTACTTGCCCAGCATCGGCTGCTGGTCCATGAGTGCCTGGGCGGCTACCAGGGCGATCTGGTCGATGCTGTGCCCACCGGGATGGCCCTTGCCCGGAGGAGCACCGAGCGCCTTCTGGTGCAGAATGTTGCACAGCCCCGAGGGGTTCTTCGGGAAGAACTTACGCAGCAGTCGGCGACACCGGTAGAAGTCGTTCGGCATCCCCCAACGGATCTTGGCAGCGCCCTTTCCCGCAAGCCAGTACCGCTGAAGCTGCAACGGCATACCACGGGCCGGGTTGGGATCAACCATCCTTGACCACCTCCAGCAGGACTGGCTTACTCATTGGTGATCACCGCTTTGCACCGACAGTTGATCACATTCTCTGGGCTGCCCATCGGATCACCAGGGAACTGCAACGGCTCGCCACCGACGATGAACGGATAGATCAGGTGCTGGGTCTGTTCATTGGCCCCAGCGTGGGAGATACGGGTCCGCTCGTCCCGGTGGCTGATCCACTTCTTCCGTAGCATGCGGCCAGTAACGCGAGACTGCTCCATGCCTGCTGCCACAGTCGCTGCCCCGTACGCCCTGGTGGTTTCAGTCTGGGCAATGGTGCGAGCCCGCGATGGCCACCGCTCACTTCCGGTGTAGGTGAGTACACGATCCACTCGCCGCGCGACCTGCTCCACGTTCTCGCCAGCATTGGTGCCATCGGTGATCTCCGCGAACACGAGGCTGTACGTCTCATCCGGGATCCGGACCAGGAAGTTCTGGGTCATGGCGAGTTGGGCCATCACGAAGGCGTGCCGACTGACCGGTGGTACGTCACTGGCCTGGCTCCAGGCATCGAGAGAGATGCGGCCAACCTCGGTGAGGATCGTGTCCACCTCTGCGTCCCACTGCGGCTGGGTGGAGAAGATGGCCGTGGCATCGGGCATCATCCGGAACTGCTCCCATGGGCGCATCACCGCCGAGCGGGCGTGGCTCAGCCACCGACGTAGGACTGCTCCCACTACCCCGGTGAGCCGGCTCTCGTTCCCCTCACGGCTGGGCACGGAAGAAGCCTCGTCTCGACAGGACCTTTGCCAGGATCTCCGATCGGTGTGGTTGGGATTGCTCCATGAGTCCGACGCAGTAGTCCTGGAGGGTGGACTCCAGGGCCAGGGTGTCCATGGCCGGGTCCAGGTGCTCGGCTAGGACGTTGAGATGGGTCCATGCACCACTGAGGGCTTGCTCCGCCCGGTCTCGGCTACCGACCCTGATCCGCGTGTGTAGATCATGCGACGCGACCCCCGGCCACGAGTGACGCTGGTGTCCCTGGAGCAGCCGCTTCCCAGCCAGGTCCAGGGCGCGTACGACCGCCGCGTTGGCCACGACGAAGGTGTTGGCGTTCGCCACGGCGTACTCGTTCGGGTCCTCACCCATCGAGGCGGCGATGCTGTTCGGTGGCTCAGCACCACCTGGCCCACTAGGAGCGTTGGCGGCCTGGGTCTCCAGTGGCATCGGACCACCGGCCGTGGGCGAGATGCTGGTGACGGGCGCGGGCGGAGGGGCTGGACCTGCCCCGGCCTGCGGGGGTGGCATGACCTCAGTTGGCGGGAGGAGGTCATCGCTGTAGCCGGCGACCCGACGCACTGCCGGGATCTGGAAGAGGTTCGGGTCACGGAGCATGAGTTCTCGGGTGAACCGGAGCAGGTCTTCGTTCTCAGTCGGCAGGTCGGAGATCTTGTAGTCGCCCGCCAGGAGGACAGCCGTGCGACTGACCACGTTGTCCCGGTACAGCTCGTGGGTTTCCTTGAGGCGCTCGGGGCGCACGGCGAGCGGGGCCGTGTCGAACCAGAAGATGTACTTCTTTGGATCTTCCTTGATGTGCTCCAGGGCCGGCTTCAGGTACGCCTTGGTGAGGGCCTGACACAACCTGGTCATGATCGGTTCAATGTGAATCTTGATCTGACCGGCATTCACATGCCAGACCTGCCAGTGGTTGCCTTCACCCTGTCCGGCGAGGATGGATGGGTCGATGTCCATAGCCAGAGCGAAGCGACGTACAGCCTCGGCCCTCAGCTCCAGTGCCTGCTCGCTGAGCGTGCTACCGAACTGGATGTTCTCCAGCTTGCCGAGAGCCTCCATCGGCATCTCGACGAAGGTCGGCACGACGCCGGCCGCCGTACCTTCACCCTTCAGGCCAGCTGAGCCAGTCTTCAGCAGCCGTGCAGTCAGCGCCTCGCTGCCGGTGAGCAGGTTGCCGTCCTCATCCACCTCGTCAGGGAACGAAGTCTCCTTCGGAATGGGGAACAGGCCAGCCGACACGAGGCGGGAGTCGATCTGGGCGAAGACGTATCGGGTAAGCCGCTCGATCTCCCACAGCATCGGCATCGCAGCCTTGGTCGGAGCATCAGCCCAGAGGGTGCGGCGTGCGTGCGGCGTCCAGACCCGGATGATGAGGTCCTTGTCCGGGTTGAGGTACTCGGGCTCTCCCATGTAGTTGGTGTATTCGACCTGTCCAGTCTGGGCGTATCGCTTCAGCTCAGAGCAGGACAGGACGAACCACGAATCCTTGTCCTCTTCCTCGACGGACTTGCCGATGATGTAGGCGTCACCGGCCACCGTCAGGTTGATACCCAGGAGTCGGATGGCCTCGGACTTCTCGTTCGGTCCACCAAACAATGTGTCGGCCAGTGCCGCGATCTTCGGCTTCTCTGTCTCGGCCTGGACGCGACCGTTCTTGTCCACTTCGGCGACATAGATCCGGACTCTGGAGAGCGCCGATCCCACCCAGTTCGCTACGAAGTGCAGCTCACCAATGATGTCGTAGAGGCGCCAGGCTTCCATCTGCCAGGTGTCGTCACCGAATCGGTAACTGCGCCAGCCCTGGCCGTCCAGCTTGATACGAGCAGCGGATGCGATAAGGCTGCGCGGTGCCTCATGGGGTATAGGTTCCCGCGACTTCCGAAGGCCCATCGGCTACTCCTTACGGTCCAGGAGGAGTCCGCTCACCATTGATGCCGCACCGATCGACAGTGCGGCAACAACCCAGATGTTCGGGAACAGAACGGCCGGCGGCATAGCCACGAGGCTCAGCCAAAGAGACACGCACCATGGACAGTGCACGAGGTACGCCATCTTGCCATCCTCGCCCCACCGCCGAATGACCCATTGGCGGAGCCCGACCAAGACTCGGTCTTCAGTGACCAACCTCGTAGCTCGGGCCACCGTGAGTGTGGCGACGATCATGGACAGCATGAGCACGCACATAGCATAAGGGGACAGAAGCCACAAGAACCATCATCAGATCAGGTTGTTCAGATTGTAGAGTTCCTGCCCGAGCCTGAAGTCGTACTTGCTGGGGTCCGAAATCCTCATGCGCTGCTTCTCCCCGGCCATCAAGGCGAGGCAGGCGTGGACCAGGGCATCCATTCGGTCGGGAGACTCACGAGTCGACTCCGGATCGAACAGGATCATTTGGTCTTCCAGCTTCGGCCATTCCCCCACCATGTGCAGGCGCCCCTGTTCACAGCGCATAGCCACCGGCTCTGCCCGAGTCTTCTTCCCATGCCGAGCGTGAATGGGCTTCATGGGAGGGGTGGTGTGCCGAGGGAACATCCCCAGTTCCACGCACTCCAGGTAGGCGTCTTCAAGCACCTCTCGGAGGTATCGCTTGCCAAGGTTCTCCTCATAGTGAAGGAAGTCGGCCTCGTATTCGTACACCGCCCGCCACGCTGACAATGCGGCCGAGCGCCCTGACTCCTCCACGGTGCGGTCGCCCAGCACATAGATCTCGTCCGTGTTGGTGCGTGCGCACGCAACAATCCCGGTCTCGGCCTCCTCGCCGGTCAGGTTCGGGTCCATCCCGATCACTGTGGCGATGACCTTCTGGTCTTCCGGGATGGCATCCACCCGATAGTTGACAAGATCCATTCGCCTGAACAGGCCACCACCCGTCAGCTCCAGGACCTTGCCGTACAGCTCCTGCTCGCCCAGCGCCGTCCCCCGGTAGCGCAGATCCAGCTCCCGCAGAGCATGCGAGGACAGGTTCGTTGCGTTGTCAAATGTTGACCCGGTAATCACATGGACGGTCCCGTCCGCACGGGCCAGCCACTCGGTGAGCAGTCGGATCGGCTTAGGGGTGGTGGTGACGAACGCCCTGGGGTGGTCCCCGATCAGGTCAGATCGCAGAGAGGGCAGGAGCCCCTCGTACCACGTTTCATATGGCTTGATCCATTTGGCCATCTCGTCGCAGACGATGGATGCGGCGTTGTATCCCCGGCCGGTGTCCTGGTCATCTGCTCCCTCCAGATAGATCTTGGCCCCGTCAGGAAAGAGGACCATGGGTCGAGGTGACTGTTTGTACCGATGTTCCACTCGTCGTCTGGTAAGGACATTGAGGATTCCACTCGGTCCCTCCGCGTTGATGGTTCTCGCGTCGGCCAACGTGTCGGCCACCACGAGATGCTCTGTCGGAACACCGTGGCGGTCAAATGGATGATGAAGAACCCGCTCCACGATCCACTCGCTTGAGCTACGGCTCTTCCCGAAACCACGGCCGGCAAGGGCAAGACAGATCAGCCAGTCACCAGGCGGAGGGATCTGTTCCGGCCGAGCCAGGAACCACCACTCACCCCGCAGGATCTCCAGAATGATCTCGTCTGGCTGCAAGGCGAGCCACGCCCTGCGCTCCGGTTCCGGAAGTAGGGCAACCCTCTCAGCTAGGGACATTGCCACATCAAGATAGTAATACCGGGATGATCTATGAGTCACCCCTCCCCGTATGCTGAGGTCATGACACGGGAGCGGATCCTGTCCGTGAGCATCCACGACTGCGAGGTCCAGCACTTCGCATCCGGCGGCAAGGGCGGACAGAACCAGAACAAGCGGCACACCGGCACGAGGGTCATCCACCATCCCTCGGGCGCTCGCGGCGAGTCCCGCGAGGAGCGCAGCCAACTCCAGAACAAGCGAGCCGCCTTCGTGCGAATGGCGCAGAGCCCCGCCTTCCAGCTTTGACTGCGCCGGGAGACTGGCCGGATCGTGGTCGCACAGACCGAACAGATACCGGAACGGGACCTGAAGGTGGAGGTCAGGAGCGGTGGCCGGTGGGTTGTAGCCACCCCCCTCCCCAAGCTACAGTTTGAGGTGCCTGATGGCTGAATCAGGTAGCTCCCCTCAGCTCATCCAGGGGTGGACGTTGAGGGTGATGCGCAGAGGCCGGGATCCTTGCAGGAGGTCCCGGCCTCTTGTATGGTGCAAGCCTCCGGAAGATGAGTCCGAAGCAGGGGTACAGGAACCCTCGACACTGACCGTGTCGGGGGTTCCTTCCTGTCAGCCCCCACCCCTAGACTGTTGCTACACCGATGATCAGGGGGACCTGCCGCATGGCGTCGTCAGATCGTGAGCTGGGCGAGTGGGTCATCCGTGAGGGTGCGCTGAAGGACCTGCGGTCTCGCCTCGGCTTCCCTCGCATGCTGATGGCGGAGATGCTCTACACCACGATCGCGGTCTACAACGCCTGGGAGTCCAAGCCGACGACGAAGATCCGCCCTCGCACCGCAGAGCGGATCGGGCGCCTCTACCGGGCGGCCGAACGACAGCTGGCCTGGCTGGAGGAGGAGGGCATCGACTTGACGGATCTGGTCCCCTTCCACCAGGTGGCCTCCCACTACCGGATGGGCCAGGAGGTCCTGCACCAGCGCTACCGCAACGGCGAGCTGGACGCACTGGATCTTGGCATCCTTGGGCTGTGGGTCAAGAAGGTTGACCTGAAATGACCAACTGCGTCATCTGCAACACGCCGCTGGACCCGGCGAACTACCCGGCCGTCAGTCACCCCACCTGCATCATGTTCGCCGAGCCCGGCACCGAGAACCCGTTCACCGTCATGCTCAAGAGCGAATTGATAGACCTGGTTCTCAAGCACGAGAAGCGCAACCCCCGCAACCATCAACGCTTCATCGGCCCGTCCGAGATCGGTGACCCGTGCGACCGCCGGATCGGGTACCGGATCGCCGGCATCACTGGTGTCAACGACCCCGACCCCTGGCCATCCATTGTGGGCACTGCCGTCCACACGTGGTTACAGCAGGCGGTCGACTTCGCTGACGCACCCGGCTGGATTGCTGAGCGGACTCTCCACATTGACCAGTTCATCGAGGGGCACTCCGACCTGTACTCGGAGCCGTTGCAGACCGTCATCGACTGGAAGACGATGGGACCTCGGGTCCTCAAGAAGACGAAGGAAGAGGGACCGGCTCCCGGCTATGTGATCCAGGCTCACATCTACGGCTACGGCTACGAGCAGGCCGGCTTCACCGTGCGCCGGGTTGCGCTCGCCTGTCTCTCGCGCGCCGGCTGGCTCAAGGACATGTACCTGTGGGTTGCTGACTACGACCGATCCATCGCTGAGGGCGCCCTGAACCGCTTGTACCAACTCGCCAAGCAGCTTCTGGATTTGGACATATTGAACGAGAGCCATAGGTGGGAGCAGATGCCGGCGGTCCCGTCAAACGAATGCGGCTGGTGTCCCTACTATGATCCCGGCCGCGATCTCGACCGTGGCGCAGATGAGACCGGATGTCCGGGGAGGTGAGATGGCAGAGACACGAACAGTGGAGTGGTACGCCGAGGTAGCCCGGCAGATGAAGGCCCTCAAGCGAGCGACCCACATGCTGGAGCTGTGGACCGAGAAAGTTCGATTCACGACCGCACGCCTAGAGGAGCTGGGCGCACCGCAGTCGGAAGAGGTAGTTGAGCAGGCAACGATCACGGAGCAGGAGTAAGAGCATGCAGTTCCAGGAACCGGACGAAACCGGTGGCATACGGATCAACCCGAAAGACACGGTCGGACACCTCATGCTGATATGGGCAACCGACTACATCCCACACAGCCCTACCCAGTTCACCCGGCCGGACAAGCCGTCCGACGTGATCGTGGTGGATGTCGTGGATCTTGACCAGGTGGACGATGAGGGTGTGCCGGGCCTCCTGGCCAGGAAGGTGTGGTGGCGGCAGGCGCAGCTGATCGCTGCACTGAAAGGGAAGATCGGCGACAAGGATCCGATGCTCGTTCGCATGGGCAGAGGTGGCGCCACCATGGGGCGCAACGCCCCATTCGTGCTCAACAGCGTCACCTCAGACCCGCAGTGTGTGCAGCGGGCCTACGCCTGGATCAACAACCACTCGGACTTCACACCGAGCGGCCCCGGTCCCAAGCCGGTGGAGCAGGCCGTGGGTGCGCAGGAGCCGGCAGAGTCCCGTACGCCACACCAGCAGGTCCTCCGCGACGCAGAGCAGATGCATCGTGAGACCTACCTGGAGCAGTTGGCTCGACAGGCGATGCCTCCCGCACGTCCACAATCTGCACAACCAGACATTCCGCCGTACTGATGGACAAATGAGGAAGACCCGACTTCTATCAAGGAGAAGTCGGGTCTTCCCGGCCGAGGAGGCTGTGTGGCAGCCTAGCGGCCGTGTCCCGGGAGTGGCATGATGACTCCACCCAGGCTTGCGGCTTGGGTCGGCCATCCTCGGGAGGGCATTCCTATGACCTGTTTCCAGGCATACCTACCCCTGGGTCCACGGTGACTACCGTAGCTGAGGCCGCCCGCCTCTGGCAACTCAACGGGTTCTCAGTCATCCCGATTCTTGCCAACGCAACAAAGCGACCGGCTACCCGGTGGCGCGAGTACATCGCCCAGGCTCCCTCCCTGGATCAGGTCAACGAATGGTGGGGCAACGGTCACCCGTTCGGTATCGCCGTCATCTGCGGCGCGGTGTCGGACAACCTGGAGATGACCGAGATCGAGGCGCGCGCCCACACGGGCGACACCATCATCGAGATCCGCAACCGGCTCGACGAGGCTGGACATCTGTCTCTCTGGGACTTTCTCACGGGCGAGGAGGGGTACACCGAACTCTCACCCACGGGCGGACTCCACATCCTGTACCGGGTCGCCGACCATCCAGTACCAGGGAACACCAAGATTGCGTCCGCTGAGGACCGTCTGGTTCTCGCCGAGACGCGAGGCGAAGGTGGATACGTCATCGTCGCCCCGTCACCTGGAGCCTGTCATCCCTCGGGCGACAGCTGGTCGCTGCACTCTGGCACGTACGGCCGGGTCCCGGTAATCTCGTGGGAGGAGCGATGCGCACTACACGACGCCATCGGTCTCGCTCTCAACCCGACCATCCAAGCCTACCCGGCCCGTTCCTCTCCCGACTCCCCCATCCCCGCCGTCACCCCACCGATCCGCCCCCTTCCTGACGACCCAACCCGCTACGCTTCCTCCAGCGAGGCACTCGCGCTCCCCGCCTCCAGTGGTCCCCCGGCCCGCCCAGGGTCGAGCGCGGGTGTCTCGCCTGGCAACGACTTTTCCACTAAGACGGACTGGAGCCACCATGATCTGCTGGGTGGCCTCAACTGGAGCCTGACCAGGACTCAGGGCCAGTACCGTGAGTGGTGCCGGGCTGGGAAGAACCCACGTGACGGGATGTCGGCAACGACCGGCAAAGACCCCAATGTGGACAGACTGTGGGTATTCAGCACAAGCACCCTCTTCCCGGCAGAAGAGTCCATCAGTAAGTTCCACGCTTATGCCCTGATTCACCACGGTGGCGACGACGCAGCCGCAGCTCGGGCATTGAAGCGGCGCGGGTTCGGGACTGCCCTACCCGTAGCTGATCTGGATACGATCCCGTTCGACACCGAACAGAAGACCTACGCTCGGAGCGATATGGGCAACGCTGAAATGGTGTGGGATCGCCTGAGGCACAAGTACCGCTACGTCGTCGAGACGAAGGACTTCTATGTCTTCGACGGCCGGGTATGGCGCCAGGACCTGGAGAGTTCGCTGGTATGGGAGTTCGCCCAGCTCGGGAAAGAGATGGCGCGCTCGGACGACAAGGTGTTGGCCGCGTGGGGTGTCAAGTGCGGCAACACCGACAAGGCCAACGGCATGAAGGCGGCACTGAAGAGCATCCCCGGCTGCTCGGTCAGCCTGGCGGAGTTCGACACGAAGCGTGGGCTGGCCAACGTCAACAACGGCGTCCTGGAGCTGCGCACGGGCGAACTGAAGCCGCACGACCCCAGTCTGCTGCTCACCCAGATGTTCAACGCCACCTACGACCCGGCCGCCACCTGCCCGAACTTCGAGTCGTTCATCGAGCAGGCGGTGCCGGACGCCGACATGCGGGCCTACATCCAGCGGGCGCTCGGGTACACACTGCTGGGTGACAGCGACCAACGGGCCATGTTCCTGATCTACGGACCATCGGGGACTGGGAAGTCAACCCTGATGGAGACAATGCGGGACGTTTTCGGCACATACGGACAAACTGCGCCCGCTGGAACGTTCAGAGCCAAGCGAGAAGGCGACGGCCCTACCGCCGACCTGCACACGCTGCGCGGTCGCCGGTTCGTCTCCACGTCGGAGACGGCGGAGTCTGCCGCGTTCGATGAGGACCTCCTTAAGCGCCTCACCGGCCGGGACATGATCCAGTCCCGGAGTCTGTATGAGAAGCACGTCGAGTGGAGTCCTCAGATCGTCCTGTGGATGGCCACGAACAACCCGCCCCGCCTGAACTCCGACGACGATGCCGTGTGGCGTCGCCTGAAGATGATCCCGTTCCTCACCCAGTTCCTGGGCGAGGGCGAACGGTTCGATGTCGCGCGCCGAGAGCTGATGCCGGAGCGGAACGGGATCCTGAACTGGCTCCTGGCCGGGCTCGCTGAGTATCTCCGCTATGGGCTCCAGGAGCCGGACGAGGTGGCGGACTCGGTCAAGGAGCAGCGGCTGGCCTCGGACTCGGTGGCCCGGTTCCTGGAGGACCGCCTCTCGGATGGCGCTCTCCAGCGAGGAGAGGATGGTCAGATCAGGGCTGACCACATGTACGCCCTGTACCAGGACTGGACCCGGCAGGTGCGCGAGCACCCGGTAGGAAGCAGGCGATTCACCAACCGGCTGCTCTCCAACTTCCCTTGGCTGGAACTCACCAAGATCTCCTCGCAGCGTGTCTTCACGGGCGTGAGCAGGGCAAACCTGCTCGCTCTGCCTGGATCATGGATCCATTCCGACCGCAGTTGACGCACCGTTTCTCGCGAGCTACAGTTCCGAGTAGATACACCCACCCCTCCCCAGGAGGGACGATCTACGAGGAGCATTCATGATCAGAAAGATCTTGATTAAGGACATCAAGATCGAGAGAGAACTTCGCCCTGGTGACGACCTGTCCGGCCTGAAGAAGGAAGGATTCAACACCCACGATCAGGCAGTCATCCTCTACAAGGGCAAGCTGATCGACGGCCTGCGGCGTATCCGAGCCCTGGAGGACTGGAACGTCACCACGGTATGGGCCAACGACAGCTCCAGTCTCGAAGAGACTGCTGATCTCCTGAGCAAGGCGCACCCCACGCCAGTCACTAACTGGTGGCGTGTATACGAGATCACGACAGATCTCCGGGCCATTGTTCAGGATCGTGTCCGAGAACTCAGAGCGAAGGCTCAATCAGGAAAACCCCCACACTCCCCCTGGGATCCGAGCTTGCGTCGGGAAAGTTCACGAACCATTATCACTCGGGCACTCGGGGGGGTCGGTGCAGCCCAATGGGAAAAGCTCGTCAGAATCATAGAGACGGGCGAGCAGACAATGGTCGATAGGGTCATGAGGGGCGAATTGACCCCAGCGGCGGCCTATTCTCGTCTCGAAAGGAAGAGAAAGGCCAGGCTCGGGGATGTGAAGACCCCGGCAGAACAAATACATCTTCTGGACAAGGTCGCCCAACAGTTGCGAATCGCAAGCACCCTTCTTCAGAAAGTGTCCTACCCAGTCCAACTCAACCCAGAAGACAGCAGCCGCCTGGCCGCTGATCTCCGTAAGCATCGAGCGATGCTTGCACCCGTCATACGCCAGCTTGAGGAGGCTGCAAAGAAGTGACAGAGTTCAATTTCACTGAAGAGTGGATCCCCGTCAGCGATCTGGTCATCGACCGCGATATACAGCGCGGATGGATGGACAACCGCAAGATCGAGCGCATAGTCCACAAGTTCAACCCGGCCGCGCTCGGTGTCATCACCGTGTCCCGGCGCAACGCTGCGACGAACGCGGTCATCGACGGTATGCACCGCAAGGAAGCCGTCGCCCGCGTGACCTCAAACGAGGGCAAGCTGCTGTGCCACGTCTTCAAGGGCCTCAGCAAGGCCGAAGAGGCGCAGATGTTCCTGGACCTGAACGCCGGCTCACAGCCCACCCTGTTCGACAAGTTCAAGGTGCGGATCGTGGCCGAGGACCAGGATGCCATCAGCATCAACCAGACCGTCCACGCCTATGGCTGGACACTGGCGACAAGCCCTGCGCGGGGCAACATCGTGGCCGTGGGAACGCTGGAGAAGATCTACCGGATCGGCCAGCGGCTGGAGATCGAACCAGATCTCCTGGCGACCACGCTCATGTTGATCACCCACGCGTGGGACACCGATCCTGAAGGTGCCCTTGCCAACATCCTGGAAGGCGTTGCCGCTCTCCAGGTGGAGTACGGGGACCAACTGGACCTCAAGCGTCTGGAGCAGAAGCTGCGGATGTATCCGGGCGGCCCTCGTGGGCTCTTCGTAGACGCTCAGGTCTTCGCCGCCTCCCGTAAGGGTCGCGTGGCGATGGGCGTGGCTGAGCGCCTGGTGGACGAGTACAACGTCGGCATGAAGGGCAGGGCGCTGCACCCATGGAGGAAGCGCAGGTGAACGAGATCCTGTCTCAGGCATGGCGTGAGGTCCACGTCCAAGCCGGTGATGGCCTGCTGTCGGAGGCGCATGACGCACTCCAGCAGGGCACCCTTGGTGCTGCTCAGGTCTACGCCACCATGGCCCAGGCGCACTACCTGGCGGCCAACGTGAGGGCCAAGCAGCAAACGGCCGTCACGTACACACCCTGAGACACAAGAAGCCCCCTACCGGGTCGGTAGGGGGCTTCTTGGCGTGGGAACTCAGGCGGTCTGAAGCTCGGACGCCTTGCGGAGCTGGCCCAGTACGTTGTAGGCGTACGGTTCCTTCACTCCGGCGAGTCGAGCGATCTCCTTGGCGGACATCTCGGGGTACTGGGAGAAGAGGCGTGCGACCTTCTCGCGCCCAGTGGGCAGTTCCTGCTTCGGGGTCTTCGGCTTGCTGTCAGCCTTGACCGTGCGTCCGGCCGCTCGTGCGGTCTCGACAGCATCCAGGTTGCGCAGCTGGAGGTTCAGTTCGTACGTAGAGACCGAGGCGATGATCATGAGGCCGTCAACCAGAGCCGGCAGCACATAGGCCGTCGAAATGTCTCCGGTATACCTCATCACCGCATCACGCTGGTGGAAGTAGCTCAGGTAGGCAGCGCCTCCGGCGAGCAGGACTGTCACCAGTGGTCGTACGACTTTCCTCCACCATTTCGCATCGGCTGGTATAGGGATTCGACTTACGATTTCCCATGCTGCGAGGACAAAGATTGGCGGGAGTGCGGCAAAGAACCAACGAGCAAAGTCGTAGCTCCCCGCGTGCAGGACGTTGGCCCATATAGATACGAGACCGGCGAACGCAATGAACGCCCAACATACCCTCTTCAGGACCGTGAGTTCTCTCTTCTTTTGTAGTGTTGCAGTGTTCATTGTTCTCCCCTTTCCAAGGGATAGTGTGATTGGGTGAGCTGGCTCAGTGCGGGGCCTAGCCTCAACGCACTCGATTACCAGTCGTGATCCCAGGAGGATTCGAACCTCCGACGCGCTGATTAAGAGTCAGCCGCTCTGCCACTGAGCTACGGGATCGGGGTGGAGATCACTACACTACCACCAGGGGGGGGTAGGTGCAACTGTTCGGGTCAACAATCTTGGTGGCTGTCCTGTTCCAGCAGAGAACCCCCAGCTCCCGTAATACAGGACTGGGGGTTCTCGCTGGATGCGGCCAGCATGGCATGTCAACCAGACTCCATACTACATACTACCTACGGGTACCAGCATTCTGCAAGGGCAGCCCCGAGCCGGCTCTGCGGCTGGACCCGGAGGACATAGGAGACCTTGTCTTCGCCCTGGACGCCGCCGGGGCCGTACACCGTACAACGGATTGATTCGTCCATCTTGCCCAGGTATGACACCTGAACTCTGGCGCGGGCCACTCCAGGACCCAGGTCGATCTCCACTGTGTGGCCCACTGAGGCGGATATGTAGATCGAGCCTGTGAACAGCGGCAGCAGCGGGGAGTTCGGGTCCTCGGGGGTGGCGCGGGCGCCGGCCGGCTTCAGCTCGTCGTCGTAGCCGTGAACGATGAGCAGCGCCTCAGACTCCCTCGGGATGAGGTTGCCCTCGTCGTGCTCGGGGTTCGCCTCGTAGGCGTAGACCAGGATCTTGATGGTCTGGGTGCCCTCCGGCATGGTGCCGGAGACGCCCGTGTCGGCGCAGGCGGAGACGGCGAGGACGGCGGAGGTGAGCGCAGCCAGTGTCGGGAACTTCTTCATCCCTCCTCCTTCTCCTTTTGTCCGTCTTTGTACCGGGTTGGGATAACCGGGGTCGCCCGTGTCACTGTTCGCAGGCGTCGGATCTCCCCTTCCAGCTTCTTGATCAGGCCAGCTTGAGCGGCGGCCCGTTGCCGGTGTTTGTCCCGCCAGGCTCGCATGTTCAGCAGCTCCTGCTGGAGATCGTTGACCTTGTTCAGCGCCTTCTGTCGATCACGCTTCGCCTGACTGACAGCATCCAGGAAGGGAGTCATCAGCTCGAAGATCTCCCCCAGCGTCCAGTCCATCTTCACGGTTCGCCAGTTGTGCAGCTTCGTCTCTGGTCTCTCGGGGGCGATGTTGGGGTTGGGGTCCGTCATGATGTCGCAGCAGTCAGGACAGTCGTCCTGGCAACGGTCGTGGACCTCACGGAGGACACAGCTCATACACCTGCGTCCGTTGCAATTGGAGCATTCGTCGGTCTCGGGGGTTTTGTCTGTTTCTGAGGATCTATCATCCTCAAGATCTGCCTCTGGTACTGCCGGGCGGATCGCCACAGCAGTGAGCCGGCAGGTGATGGCGTGACGCCTCAGCGTCTCCAGTTCACAGCTCGGAGAGCACGCCCATTCCCAGCCTGGAAGTGGTAGGTCGTTTAACGGGTTCACACCTAAACCTTACCATCACCAGCCACCCCTCCCCAACCCTTCTCCAGCTTCTGGTTGATCTTCCCTTATACGCTTCGTTTCAGGAGAACTTTCTATGATGAGTCATACTTCTCTATACAGGTA